CAAACTTTATCCAGAAGGCTATCAAGAAGCCCGGTGCTCTTCGCGCTGAGCTTGGAGCCAAGAAGGGTGAGCCAATTCCAGCTAAGAAGCTCGCCGCCGCAGCCAAGAAGCCCGGTAAGGTCGGCCAACGCGCCCGGTTTGCTGAAGTTCTGAAAGGCTTCAAGAAGTGACCACGACTGGTACCACTGCGTTCAATTTGAACCTCAATGACCTCGTTGAAGAGGCTTTTGAGCGCTGTGGTGCTGAGCTTCGTTCGGGCTATGACCTGCGCACGGCGCGGCGTAGCCTCAACCTACTGACCATTGAGTGGGCTAATCGGGGCATTAACCTGTGGACTATCGAGCAAGGCTCGATTGCTATGGTTCAAGGGACATCTACGTACGATCTTCCTATCGATACGATTGACCTACTCGACCATGTAATTCGTACAAATACAGGTCAGGCACAGCTTGATATCAATATCAACCGTATCAGTGCTGATACCTACATCACGATCCCGAACAAGAATGCTCAAGGGCGTCCTATTCAGGTCTGGATCAACCGTCAGTCAGGTGCGACCTATCCGGTGACTGGGATAGCTGCACCACAGATTAACGTGTGGCCGATGCCGGATCAGAGCAACTACTACACCTTCTTCTATTACCGTCTGCGCCGTATGCAGGACGCAGGGGATGGTATCAGTACTCAAGATATCCCGTTCCGCTTCCTTCCTTGTATGGTGGCAGGACTAGCATATCATCTGTCGCTTAAAATCCCCGGCGCTATGGAGCGTACGATGATGCTAAAGCAGATGTACGATGAGGCATGGCAACAGGCCGCTGATGAAGATCGTGAGAAGGCCCCCCTGCGGATCGCTCCGCGCCAGATGTTTATCTAGGGGGTCTTATGCCTAATCCATTTGCTTCAGGTAAGTGGGCTATCTCAGAGTGCGACCGATGCGGTCAGCGCTATAAGCTCAAGCAGCTTAAGAAGCTCACCATCAAAACCAAAACTACGAATATCCTCGTATGCCCATCGTGCTGGGAACCTGATCAGCCACAGCTGCAGATCGGCATGTATCCGGTTGATGATCCCCAAGCGCTGCGTAATCCACGCCCTGATATCAGCTATTGGCAAGCGGGCCTCAACGGTATTCGCACCGAGCAGTATTCAGTACCCAACAGTAATGTGCTAGCCTTCGGTACCCCAACTATGGGGAGCCGTGATATCCAGTGGGGATGGAACCCGGTGGGGCTAAATAATGCTTTGTCTTTGCCTGATCTTCCAAATACGCTATTAGCTACAGGTACAGTCGGTACCGTAACGGTACAAACATAGGAATAAGTCATGGCCAAGGGTGGTAAGACCAACGAGCAGATGCTGAAACTGGGCCGCAACCTCGCTAAGGTTGCCAATCAAAAGAACTCCGTGCGCAAGGTGCCCACAAACGAAGTAAAGGTGAACCCAAATGGCTAATTCCGATAAGTGGTCGTACCTTTCAGCGGACGCTAACCCGCTTCCTTCGCGTCGTCAGCAGACGATGGATTATTCGGTCGGTACGGGTGACAATGGCTATCCCAATAAGATTGCCAACACTCAGACCCTGCGTACCCGTGGTACCAAACTGGCTACCAAAGGTAACAGCAGCAGCACGAAGATGGGCTAATGAACTACGCTGCTCTTGTCTCTGCCATCAAGGCGTATACCGAAAACGACTTCCCGGATACGGCGGGGTCTGGCGGTCTGACGTCTACTGAGCAGATCAATATCTTCATCCAAGAAGCAGAGCAGCGTATTTTTAACACAGTCCAGCTACTGGACCTACGTAAGAACGTGACGGGTTACCTGACGTCGGGTAACAAGTACCTGACCGTCCCCGCAGATTGGCTTGCCAACTTCTCGCTTGCGGTCATCGACGCTAGTGGGGCCTATAGCTACCTGCTTGATAAGGATGTGAACTTTATCCGTGAGTCGTTCCCAAATCCTACAGCTGTAGGGCTTCCAACTCACTACGCATTCTTTGATCAGAACTCTTACATCATCGGCCCTACGCCTGATAATTCCTATCAAGTTGAGCTACACTATTTCTATTACCCACAGTCCATCGTGACAGCGGGCACATCGTGGCTCGGGGATAATTTTGACAGCGTGCTGCTCTATGGTTCTTTGCTCGAAGCCTACACCTTTATGAAAGGTGAAGCAGATGTTATAGGTGGCTACCAGAAACGGTACGACGAAGCGATGGCTATGCTCAAGCAACTCGGTGAGGGCAAGAACCGTCAGGATATGTACCGTACATCACAAGTTAGGTACCCTGTCCGATGATTGCTCAACTTGAAACCGCCCTTGGTACTGTGCAGGTTATGACCACGAATGGTCGTGGCTTTTCTGCTGAAGAGCTTGCTGAACGCGCTCTAAACCAGATCATCAACGTAGGCGATAATGCACCCCCGGTGATTGCGGAGCAGGCTCGCGCCTTCCGTGAAAACCTGCGTGAAGTGCTTATCTACTATATGAACGAAGCCATGCGCTCTCGTAACGTAACTCTGGCAGCTAAACTCAATGGGGCTGGCTATCCTGAGTTTGTAAAACTCATTGATCTGTAAGGAGATTATCGATGGCTATCCAACAGGCTATGTGTACGAGCTTTAAGGCAGAAATTCTGCTAGCTGTACATGACTTCCGCAACACTGGCGGCGACACCTATAAGCTGGCGATGTATACCTCATCGGCTACGATTGACGCCAACACGACCGCTTACACGGCTACCAACGAAACTACCGGTACGAACTATACCGCTGGCGGCGGTACACTAGTTAATGGTGGTGTGACGGCTACAAACACCTCGACTTCGGCTGGTACGGGTTTCACAACCTTCAGCAATTTAACTTTTTCAAATGCAACGGTTACGGCTCGCGGTGCACTAATCTACAACACGACCCCTTCGGCTAACGGTACAGCGAATACCACGCTAACCAATGCTGCTGTGGCTGTGCTGGACTTTGGTGCAGATAAGACCTCAACGGCTGGTGACTTCACCATCATCTTCCCGACGAATAACAACACCTCGGCTATTATCAGGATTGCGTAATGGCTCTTGTTCTCGCCAACCGCGTACAAGAAACGACGACCACTACTGGCACTGGCACGGTTACTCTTGCTGGTGCTGTTAGTGGTTATCAGTCGTTTGCGGCTATTGGGGACACTAACACTACGTATTACACGATCACTAGTGGTACCGCTTGGGAAGTTGGAATTGGTACATACACGTCTGCTGGTACTACATTATCCCGTGATACCGTCCTATCGTCCAGCGCAGGTGGTACAACTAAGATTACCCTAGCGGGTACGAGCACGGTGTTCGTTACCTACCCGGCTGAGAAGTCGGTTAATCTGGACGCTTCCGGTAACGCAACAGCACTAGGCATACCAGCTAGTGGTACTGTGACAAACCTGACGGGTACAGCCTCAATCAATATAAACGGCACCGTGGGTGCTACGACGGCGAACACGGGTGCGTTTACGTCGCTGTCCTACACGACCACGCTGACGGGCGGCACAGGCATCGTCAATCTTGGCAGCAGTCAGTTTTATAAGGACGCTAGCGGCAACGTCGGAATTGGCGTTACTCCATCCTACAGGCTGCACGTTGTGGGCGGCTACAGCGTTATTGGCGCTCACAACACCGCTACGCTTGTCGCGTCGTCAGCAACCGGCGGTGCCGCGTTTTCATGGAATAAATCTGCGGGCAGCGCCGAAACTAACATCGCAAACATCTTTGATAATGCGCCGATTTCTTTTGAATTTTTGCAAAAGACGGGCGCAAGTACGGCCAACACGCTTTATCAAATGGCGTCAACGTCTCATATCTTCTACACTGCCAATGCCGAACGTATGCGCCTCAGCAATGCGGGCGGTGTTTCCATCGGCACTACAACTGATCCCGGCGCAACTAATCTGCTGGTTGCCGGTACGATATCAGGAACTGTTAAAGCCTATAAAGAATTTGTCACCGCTGCCTCATCGAGCACAGCCTACACGGTTGACCTATCTACGGCCAACATCTTCAATATCTCTATGACGGGTAACTGTACATTCACATTCACTAACCCGCCGGTTTCAGGTACCTCGTTTAGCTTCACGTTGATCTTGAAGCAAGATGCTACTGGATCGCGGACTGCGACGTGGCCCGCATCTGTGAAGTACCCTAATGCTTCAACCCCCACATTGACCACGACAGCCAGCAAGACTGATATCTTTAACTTCATCACTGTTGATGGCGGCACGACCTATTTCGGTGCGCTGTCACTGGCCAATATGTAAGGAGGATTTACAATGGCTATCACAAAGATCGACGCTATTTATCTCCACACCGACATGACTTGGGTGGAAGGTGAAGACACGGATAGCACGAAGGCTCGCAATTATCTTGACGCCGAAGGTGTCGAGTACATCCTGCTAAACTACGCCGATCCTGCTCAGCATGAAGCTGCTACTAGCCCCCTACATACTTGGGAGTTTGTTGATGGGTATCATGATGTGCAAGCCTTCCCTTTCGTGATTTACACAGAAGTTCACGATGATAGGTCGATGGTAGATTGGCCTAAGGTAATGCTCTACGGCCTGAATGATATCATCACATCGAACATCTCAGACCTCTATAAGCTTGGGAGGTAGTCTTGCCTCTCAGCCATCTTGGCAGCACGGGGAGCGCGGCTAGTAGCTTGGTGTTTAACGCACCCGGTACCTTCACCGTGCCCACGGGTATCTATAGCGTAAACCTCTCAGGTAGGGGCGGCACTGGTAACGCAGGCACATCTGGTAATTCCGGCACTGCGGGAAACATTGGCAACTCTGGCAACAACGGTACTGGTGGTGCTGGCGGAAGCGCTGGTGGTGCAGGCAATTCTGGTACTATTGGTAACGCTGGAAACGCGGGTAACAATGGCACTGGCGGCGCTGGTGGCCCTCGCGGCAACGCAGGCAATTCTGGAGCGATAGGCAACTCAGGTAATACAGGCAACAATGGCGCTGGTGGCGCTGGTGGCCCTCGCGGCAACGCAGGCAATTCTGGTACTATTGGTAACGCTGGAAATGCGGGTAACAACGGTGCTGCGGGTAATGCTGGTACTGGTGGCGCTGGAGGTAATGGCGGCGGTGGCGGCGGCTTATCTACTAGCCCTTCTTCTGGTGGTGCAGCAGGTAATCCCGGAGGCACAGCAGGTACGCCGGGTACAGCACTAGGTCCCGGTGGTGCTGGAGGTCCCGGTGGTTCTCCCGGTGGTGGCGCGGGTGGTAGTGGTGGTACTGGTGCCGCAAAGTCTCCTAACCCCGGTGGTAGTGGCGGTGGTGGTGGTGGCTCTGGTACAGCAGGTAACTCTGGTGGCGCTGGTGGCGCTGGCGCTGCGGGTACTGCTGGTACAACGGGTGCTGCTGGTACTGGTGCCACTGCTGGCACTGCTGGTTCTCCCGGCAATGCGGGCGCTGCGGGTACTGCTGGTACGACGGGCGCTGCTGGCACAGGCGCTACCGCTGGCTCTGCTGGTTCTCCCGGCAATGCGGGCGCTGCGGGTACTGCTGGTACGAC